CGATCAAGCGGGACGGCTGTTCGACTTTGGCACGACCTTCTGGCTCATTGAATGGGTGGAAGACGGCGACAAATATGGTTGGGAGGAAACGCCCATCACCGCGCCACAGGATCAGGCGCTCGGCAATGCCCGTTTTGAGTGCCAGAAGTGCGGTGCGAGCGTTCCTTCCGATGGCGAGAACCCGCAACCGCCCTCCGAATGCCCCGAATGCCATGCGCCCATGTCGATGCAGGACTACCGGCCAGCGTCTACCATTCCCGGTATTGAGTCGCCAACCGGCCAGATGAGCAAGAAGCCCAAGGGTGGTCAGGAAATATTCTTGCTTGATTCCAACGAGTTCACTGTTCCGCTCGATAGTTGCACTATCGAGGATTGCGACTGGGCGCGCTGGGAGCGTGAAAACCCGAAGGGTCGCCTGCTGCGAAAGTACGAAAAACGCAACCCGGACGGCACGACAACTAACCCATTGCGCGAAGAGATGGAGATACAGACAGGCGCTGAATCGCCGTCGTCGGAGTTGGGCGTGCTCGTACGGAGTGCCATGGCGTCGCCGATTGGACTCGTGCGCCAGAACCGCCCGAATCGCTGTACATGCGTCGATCTGTGGTGGACGCTCAATCAGTACGAGAACCTGAAGGACAAAGACAAGCGCGAGATGTTGAAGCAAAGTTTTCCGCGCGGCGCGCGCTTCGTCTTCGTCAAGGGAAAACTCATGGAGATTCGCGACGAGAAACTCCAGGACGTTGTTCAAGAGTGCAAGCCGGAGCCTTCGCCCAGAATCATGACGCAGGCCCTCGGCGATGAGTGGACTGAAGTCACTGACATCGCCAACGACACCATGAATCAGACGCAGCAGACCATTACGCGCGCGAATCTGCCGCTGATTCTGAACGCAAACAAGTTCGACAGGCAAGCATGGCAAAATCGCAATACGCAACCGGCAGAAGTATTTGGCATTATACCGCGTGCCAACCGTCCGCTTTCCGATGAAATTTACCAGCCGCCGCCGGTGATGATTTCAGAACAAATCGCTCCCTTCCGTAAAGGCGTGATCGACGATGCAATGAATAATACCGGATTGGTGCCTGAAATTTATGGTGGTGGCGATCCAGATCCGACCGCGCGCCAGACACTTCTGAAGACCAACCAGGCGCTGATGCAGTTGGGTACGCACTGGACCCAGATTCGCAAATGCGTCGAGAAGTTGAAACTCAAGGCGTGCAAGCATCTCGCCGAATATGCGCAGGGTATCATTGCGTTCTCAAAGAAAAACCAATTTGGGCGTTTCGACACCATGACGATCACGGTGGAGGATTTGCGTTCCGATTCCTACCACTTCGAGGCCGACCCGGCTATCCCTGTTTCCTGGGGGCAATCGCGTGATGTGGTGAAGGATCTTTTGCGGCAGTCTGGCGATAACGAAGCGCTGCTCAAATTATTCGACTTGGATGACCCGTTCAACAAATTTGACATCAAGCAATTGCTCGGCGTCCCCGGAATGCACTCGGAAGGCTTGGACATGCGCGAGAAGGTCATGGATCTCATCGCGAAACTGCTTCAGGACAAGCCACAACCAGGACCTTCTGATCCACAAACTCAGCAACCAGGACCGCCGCAGTCCTCCATTCAGCCTGACTGGGAAGACGACCATGCCTATGCTTCGAGTATCGTGAAGGCGTTTCTACTCGATAGTTCGGATCTCAAGACGACTAACCCGGACGGCTACCAGAACGTGCAACTTTACGGGCAGGCGCAGGATGCCGCCGCCAATCCTCCGCAGGCTCCGCCGCTACCCAAGACTTCGGTCAACGTCGCACTCAAGGGCACTGTTGGAACCCCTGCGGCAACGGACATGCTGAACAAAGCTGGCCTCACCGATCCTGGTACCCAGGCGACTCCCGATCCACCGCAGCCGAAGCCCATCGACCCCAATCAGCAGGACGTGCAAGCGCGCGCCGCATCCGAGCGGCAGATTACACATGCCAAGATCCAGGGACAACTCGCCGAACATCAGATGACGCTCAAGCAACGCGAGGAAGAACACCAGATGTCGATGCAGCACAAAGAGCAGGACCACGCTCAGACCGCCGCCCAAAAGCAGGCGGCACTTGAACAGCAGATGGCGCAGCCGCCCACAAACGGATTGCCGCAGCCACCCCAGTAGAAAGGAATATGTGACAGAAACAAAAAAACTCTCCAACGTTGCAGACCGCGTTCAGGAAGGTCTGCGAGCCCAGACTTTCAAGGCTAGTTTTATCACGCTAAATGCTCCGCTCGATTGGACTCAAGAAGATATCGACAAGTTTTCCAAAATCTTCAGCGCCGATCAGATGGTATCCAGATGGACCAGTGGACGCATTGGTTTCAATGGCACTCTGGCATGGCGAATCCCAATTGTTCTCAATGCTGACGGGACATTCAGTGACATCAATCACGAGCTTTTCGCATTTCGAGAGGTAAAGTAAATGACACCAACCACAATGGAAGCGCCCGCCGAATCCGGCGCTAGTTTCGATGCAGCTCTGGATGATTTTCAGGCGACTCTAAACGGAGAAGAAACCGAACAGACGCCTACCCCCGTCGAGCACGCCGCCGATGAAATGCCACCCGCCGCAGAGACGGAGGCGCAAACCGGCGACCAACCACCCGCCGAAGGCGAGAGTGAATACCAGCTTGCCGAGGACGGCCAGCATTATCTTGTGCCCAAGGACCAACTCGGGGTCTTCCAAACCAACAAAGAATATCTTGCGAAGGTTCAGGAAGCATTTCCGACAATCGCGGACGCCGAAGCCGCACGGGGACTTGCCTCCAACTGGAATCAGATGCGCCAGGATTTTCTCTACAACGGAGATCAGGGTCTCGAGAAAATGTTGGCCTACCTTTCGGGCAAGAATGTTGACCCATCGTACCCGGAAGTTCGCCAGCAATTCGAGCAGGGCTTTATCCGCATGGCGTCCAAGGTGCCGGAAATGCTCGAAAGCATGGCTCCCGAGGCGCATCGAGAAGTTCTCGGCAAGTTGATCGGTCCCTACATTGAAGGCGCTTACCAGCACGCCGCCGAAACCGGAGATCCAGCGGCGCTCAAGGCCGCCCAGAATGTAGACTGGTACTTCACCGGCCAATACAAAGCCGAGGCACCGAAGTTCGATCCAAATGCCGCCCGACTCCAGGAACAGCAGGCGCGCGAGCAGGAACTCAGCGCTCGCGAGGCCGAAATCCGCACCCACGAGTGGAACACGGTCAATCAAGCGAACATCGAGGGGGCAAAGGCGCGGGATTTCAACGCGGAACTCGACCGCGCGCTCTCCACTTTCAAGGACAGGTACGATTCTGACCGCTTCGCGTTTATCCGCAAAGAAATTGCGGCCGGACTTGTTCAAAAGTTGGGCGAGGACAGAATTTGGGCAACGGATCACTCCAACCAGTTCGTTATGTTGAAAAAGAGTTTTGAGACCGGTTGGAAACCAGGCAAGCAGGTCAATCTTCAGGCCGCTAACGCCTGGAAAAACGATTTCATGGGGCGCGTACGCAGGTACCTGCCCTCAATAGTAGAGAAAGTACTAAAAGGCGCTCCCCCGAAAGCGGCAGCGCCACGCACCACCAAGACGCCTCCAACGCCAGCGCGGCCGAACGCCCCGGCACGAGCGCAGAATGGGCAATACACGCGCGAACAGCGCGATGCCGAGTTTGAAGCGGGAGTCAACGACCTCGCCAAGAGCTTTGGCTGGTAAATCACAATCTTAGGAGTTCACAATGCCAAGTTCGATAGGCCAATTCTCTTCGCAAGTAGTTGCGACACAAAAAGAGCAGGTCCGTAAGAAATTCGCGAATCTGCTGGTCATGCAGGAATCCGCCCTGATGAAGAAGTTTGTCGGGATGAATGAAAAGCACCAGGTCTCGGCTTGGACCGCCGGCACCATCGGCTCGGGCGGCGTGGCTGCGTGGCGCGTTCCGGTCCTGAAGTTCATCGGCGGCGATTATCAAGGGATTTCGCTCGACGGCGGCGATCTGGGGTCCGGGTCCATGATGGGTACGGACTTTATGACCGTTGGCTACTTCGCCAACGATCTTGCGTTCAACGTTCCGTTCCTGGCAATGATGGCGACCAAGACCGACACCCAGGCGATGAACAACACCCTGAAGTTTCTCATGGGCAAAACCATTTCCGAGATGGCGCTCTACAACGAAATCGGATTCTTCCAGGATTCCACCGGCATTCTGGCCACCGCCAACGGTACCGGCGCTCCCTCCGTTGTCGCCGGCAAAGTCACCTACAACCTCGAACCGGGCCAGTTCAGCTTCAACCGCATCCGCGGCCAGAATATGCTCGTAGATGTCTACGACGCGAACAACGTGCAGCGTCAACTTGGTTCCCGCGTCTTCGCGCTGAATCTCTCGCTCACCGCTCCGACCATCACGCTTTCGGTCACCGGGACACCGACCGTCGCCAATACCGATCAGATCGCATTCCCTGGAATGGGGGGCACCATTGGCACCTCTACCATCGCGGCCGGCTCATGGCGCAATGGCCTGTACACCTTCTCGACCACCAACACCAGCGGAAGCCTGCTCGGGTTGCCGTATGCGAACGTTTACGAGTTGGCGTGCTGCCAAGTAAACGGCAACAACGGCTTCTACACGCCTTCGGTAATCTTCAGCGGCGCATCGCAGTTGATCCAGCGCCGTGACGATGAGGCTTTGAGCGGAGCCATCGGTATCTGCCATCTAGCCCAGCGCACTTCCTGGTACTTGCAGGGCATCACCATCGCCAATCAGTTTGCGCGTCCCGGTGAGTCGCTGCAATCCATGGATCTCGCGGGGCAAGGTGCGCGCACTCTCTCCAAGACCTTCGAAGCTGGCGACGTGACGCACTACTGTTCGCGTTACGCGAATAAGAGTCGCGTGGACTGGACGATACCAAAGAACGCGGGCTGGGTACAACTCGATGGCATAAACTTCGTTCAGACCCCCGAGGGACAGCGGATGTTCATCGGCCACAACTCGAGCACCGGGAACCCAACAGCGGGTGTGCAGTTCTACACGCACAACACTCGTAATCTCTATTCGGTCGATCCGGGTTCCAATGTCGTTTTCTCTTCGCTCGCCGTGCCCGCCGGGCAGTAGCATTCAATTATTCGGAAGCACGGTCTACTCGACGTGCTTCCAACTTCTCCTGTTGACGATATCGGACACCGACACGCCGGAGATTCCGAATGTTTCGCCCAAGTCTTCGTATGTGTGTCCGAGAGCGGATAGATTTCTAAGAATCGCCACTC